CGTACTAGCAATTTGCTTTGATTCAACCTCAAATATTTCACTCATATTTTTTTCAAATTTAGTCACTGTTGTACTCCGTCACTGTTGTCACAATAGTATATGCTGAGTTAATTGTAGCATTTGCTGGGTTCACATAAGAATTAATTGTTACCATCTTATTGTTTGCATTTGCACCTTCAACTGATAATAGAGTATATTCTGCAAAAGAATCTAATCCTATGATTTCTGTATTTGTTTTAAAGCCACCATTTATATCTGTAATTACCATTTGATCTGTGGTATTACTGTAGTATAATACTGTACCAGTAGCACTAGCGGTATCTAATGAATATCCTTGATAAACTGTTTCACCTTCTTTATAAATTCCAAAACCTGCAGGACTCATATTAAAAGTTACTTTTCCATCATTGACAGATGAATCTAAATCCAATATGTTGATATAAGAATCTTTAATAATTTTGCTTTGAGATATTGCACCATATACAAAAGCTTTTGCCGTAAAATTTAAAGTCCAAATAATCACTCTAGCGTCAGAGTCTTGTAATCCTTCATACTCAATATCGTAATTTACTGAGTTCAAATTAATTGGTACTTCTTTTGTCGCTCCCATTGTAGGAACAAGATTCAGCTTTATAGTGTATTCTGGAGTAAAAAATGGTAAAATGTGTTCGATTATTTGAGTACCATCTTCTATGTTTCTGACATAGATGTATAATGAAAATTCGAAGTTATATGGTACAGGAGTATACTGTGCAAGTTTTACGTTAGGATTTCCTGATGCTGCTGTAGTCTTTAAATTGGTTATTTGCTTTCTCGATGCATCATATTCCATGCTGATCAAATCAAAAGACATTCTAGGTAATGTAATTTGAACTTTTTTATTTAAGTCTGGATCACCCACTAGACGAGCAACATACTTCTCTTTTGGAGAATAGATGATTGGTACCTTTATTTTTCTATCTTCTGTTCCGTCTGCCTTGTATCTGGTTAGAGTTATATTATCAAATAAACTTCCAAATCCAACTACAAGCTTACGAATAATTCTGTGGTATGTTGACATTATATGTTACCAAATGGATTACTTTCTGAGAAGTCAATTATAGAATTAGCTTCTGCATTAATTTGTTTATTGTCATAGTCTGCATAATATTCTGCATGTTCATATATGTTTGTTGTAGAAAGAGTAGCAGTAGCATTTGAAGTTGCACCTCTTGCTATATCTCCTATCGAGAATGTTCCTACAATTGTGTTGATATCCAAGTTTGCAGTCACAGAGTCATAAGCTGCAATGATACCTGTTGATTCTGCATTTGCTAAAGTAATATCTGGACTGACAAAAATAGTTTCACCAATTGCAAAAGTTCCATTGACTGATGTTAAATGGAATCTTTGTGCATATGCATCTTGTTGCTGAACAATATCAATATCAGGAATACCAGTATCAATTGTTTCATGTGAATACTTGAACTTCTCTAGTTCTAATTCGTAGAAATATGGAACTCTACGACCAAGCATAGCCATGTCCATATCTTGGTTAACAAATTTGATTTCATACAATTCACCCACACCATTAAGTGGTGGAATATAAATTAAATCGCCGTCTCTCGGTCTATCATATCTTGGATCAACGGGAACTCTCTGAAGAAAACTTCTCTTTGATATTACAACTGTCATGTGGTTTTTGATTTCAAGACCAAATTTACTGAAGAAGTCTTTGTCACCTTTATAATCCATGACATTGCTAGGATATAATTCAATAGGATACGCTGCGGTAAATTTCTTTAATGGATCTTCACCAAATAGTAAATCTCTTGCAGCATCATTAGAATTAGGAATATAAAAGCAACCCACACCCATTATTTTAATAGATTCGACAATCAAATCTTCCACCAAACGTTGTTCGGTGTACTTAGCATTGTAGTTATTAAAATAGTGACTGACAGGCATTTTAGTTCAGGAAAAATTCTAATGGAGCACCGTAATTGGTTTCCATTTCTTTTTCTAATTGGTCTATTTCATTCATAGCATCTTCATAAATCTTGTCGCCATTTAACGTTACACCACCCAACAACTGAACACCTTGAAACTTTTTAAGGTTGTCTCCCCAATTACGTTTGATGAGTGCTGTAGCATATCGTTTGAGCCAACGATCATCCCAGACAGCATTATAAACATCTGGATTAATCAAAGCATAACATTCTGCAACAACAATGGTACCAACAGGTGCTTCTGAGAATCCCCATGCCCAATCGATAAACAACTTATGCATGTGTCTTTGAAAACGAATAGGTACTTCACCAGTAAACATTATCTCTAGGGAACGAAGATGTTGTTGTGTTAATGTATAGTTGATGTACGATGCTGAAGTAAAGTCATACAATTCATTTAAACGTAATTGATATCTTAGGTCAAACATATTAATAGTTGCCTGAGAATCTTGCAGAGGAAAGATGCGAGTTACGCCAACAATATTTAAAGAGTTATTTGCAGCGTCTTTTGTAACAGATGGTCTCATGTCGATATAGCGATTATCAACGTCTTGCTGAGATACTGCTTTAATGTAATATACTTTTTGTAGGCCATCGAAATGATAGTCTTGCCAGTATTGCAAGGCATCGTCAATTCTGTCCTCTACCTGTTCATCGTCAATATTAATGTCAATTACAGGAAACCCCAAACGACGAAGGCAGTAGTCTTTGAATTCTTGTCTGTTAGTTATTTGTGCCATTTTTCGTTAGTTATCTTTGGTGTTTGATTTATTGTTTCTAATAAAATTTTTTGACCATTTTCATTTGCCTTCACCATTTCATTTCTAAAACTTTCTATGGCAGCGCCTGTTTGTCTTTGTTGTTGACTATTTTCTACTAATAAAATAGGAAACCAAGTTATTGCACAATTCCATTCATCGACTTCAGCTCCAGTATTTGGATTAGTTCCTCTAATCTGAGTGAACCAACTACACTGAATACCAACACAGTCTTTTTTAATTAATGGACAAAAATTACCAGGTTTAATTTGCATAATAATTCCATATTAAGTTATTCCCATACAGGAGAGGGTTCTTCAGGCCACTCTATCTCACCTGAAATAGGATTGAAAAATATTTCACGAACTGCTGCTCTATAAGTATCGAACTCAGATTTATTTAGTATGTTAATATCTGGCAAATATACATAGTCAGTTTTGAATAGTTTTACCCTAGCTATTTCCTTATTGTCCTCAGCAGTATTCACATATGGTTGATTTCTAATATCATCTTTAACAAACCATTCTTCGACAATATGTGCATACTCATCTGCTGAAAATATTTTAGTATTGGGCGGAGTGATACCATTTTCATCTTGACTATGCTGTAATTCTCCGTACCCTTTTGAACCATACCAATGAACAAAGGTTACGTCTGAAGGCATATCATTGTTTAGATTAAAGCCATCGATGCAAACACCATTTAAACAAACCACACCATCTTCTTTTACAAGAGTTAAATTATAATCGTTTAAGTTAATCATATTAATCCTTTGTTGCTATGATTACATCAACATACTGAACAGCAAAATCCATTGCCGTTCCAGTAAATGAACCTGACCATGTCGGTTGAGTAAAACCGTGAGTGTGCGTTTCGCCGGCACCTGTTGATAGAGTAGGAGATGTTGCAGTTCTGTTTGTGGTACCAGTGCCTGAACCACCAATACGTGTACCCGTTGTAGTCATCGTTGCGGTTGATGACATAAGTTGTTCTGTGTGAGCGTGAGATGCTAACTGATTTTGTGTTAAACCAGATGCAGAAACAGCACCGCTTGCGTTAGTACCAGAAACAGTACCCGCAGGTGTTCTACTTGTAAACACTGAAGTAAAGCCTGTTGTACCTCCACTACTAGCAGAACCACTAACTACTCGTAATGCTTTATTATCATGTGTTGTTGATTTTGTCCAGCCAGTTGGTGCTGCCGTTTGAACGAATAACATAGCAGTTCCACTAGGAATAATTCCTCCACCAGTAAAGTTGTTAGCAGTAAGAGTTCCTGTGCTTGGATTAAAACTCAATTGTAAATTTGTATGCACACTTTCAGCAGCATTTGAAGAATTATTTGCATCTACAAAAGTAGGATAATAAGCAGAGTTTGCATTTATACCACGAGTAGCAATTGTTGTTGGTGTTCCTGCTCCAGTATTTTGTGTTGTACCATCAGCAAAGGTTATTGGTCCAAGTTGTAAAGTTAACTTACCTGTTGTCAGTGTTTCGGATAATGGATTATATTTTAATCCTGTTGTATCCGTATTGACGGTATATAAAGCACCTCCTGGTCCTGTAGTAAACAAAAGATATCTTGTATCGTTTGTTGATGGGTCATCAATAACTGCTGGAAAGTTTCCAATAACAACAGGACTACCAGCATAGGTACTAACTTCAAATACTACATTGTCACTAGCAGTAGCACCTGAAGTTAATGTGATTGATGATGAAGTTGTCTCTGCGTAGTCTGTAACATTGTTTTGTCTAACACCATTAATAAAAACTCTTATCTGATTGAGTCCTTGAACATATGTTGGTGTTGTAAATAGAGTTTGTCCGCCAGACGCTGTGGTTTGTTGAACTACAGTATTAGCAACAGTGCTGATAGAATTATATGCTTTCCATGCACCAGAGCTATATACCCAAGATTTTGTATTGGTTGTAAGAATCTGACCTTCTGTTGGATTTGAAGGAAAATTAATTGGCATCTAATTTACCTCTCAACTCATCAATTTGTTTTTGTTGTTCTTTGACTGCTTCAATTAATAACCCTATCATGTTTTGATACATGACTGTTTTTCCGTTTTGATTTTCTGACACAAGATAAGGCAGAACTTTTTCGACTTCTTGAGCAATAACACCCATACTCTTATTACCATTATCTTTCCAGTTATATTCTACTCCTCTCAGTTTCTTAATGGTATCTATAGGATTAGAAATTGTAACAATATTTTCTTTTAGTTTTTCGTCTGATGTTGATGTAACAATAGTAGAAGATAATGTACCAGTAGATGGAACATAAGTCAGTTTTGTGCTAGATACGCTGACTGAAGTTAATGTACCAGAAGTTGCATCTTCAAATAGAGGATATAGTGTATTCGCTGTTGTTGTATCATTTGTGATTGTCGCACCAATCGTTCCTGTAATCTGAGTATTAGCAATACTCAATGAACTCTGTGCTGTCCAAATAGGAACACCACCAACACCGGCTGTTAATAATTGACCTTGTGTACCAATAGAAGTAAATGTTGTGTTACCTACTCCTGCTTGATATAAAATTGCATTTGCTGCACCACCACCGACGGATGCTGATACTGCGGCCGCACTAAAATCTACCCATTGAGATGAATCTCCATCGTTTACATAGGTATATAATGTACCGTCATTACTATCTACCCAACGATCTCCTGCGGTGTTTCCTGATGCCGGTGGTGTTGTATTATATGTAAATGCACCACTTCCTCCGCCTCCACCAGTTGGAACACCATATGTAATTTCTTTAGTAGTGGTGTTATAGTATAGTACGTCAGTTGCCGTATTTGCTCTAATAGGATCAATAAACAACCCAGAATTAGCAGCATTTAATTGTCCATTAGCAGAAATAATAATACTATTGTTGGGTTGACTATTACGACCTGCTGAGTTACCAATTGCTATCGATCTGTAGCCTTGACTGCTATAACCTGCTTCTTCACCAATTGCTATACCATATGCACCTTGAGTATTGTACCCAGCACCATAACCGATTGCTACTCCACTAGCACCTTGATTCTGATCGCCTGCTTGACCACCAATTGCAACACCAAGCAGACCTTGATTTTGTCTACCAGCACTATTACCAATTGCAACTGAAGATTGAGTTTGATTGGAGTAACCTGCAAGATAACCAACTGCTACAGCGTTCTGACCTTGACTCTGTGCTCCAGCATCATAACCAATTCCTACAGCTTGGAGTCCTTGAAGATTATAACCTGCACCCAATCCAATTGCAACTGTTCGGTTACTTTGCTGATAGTATCCCGCATTCTTTCCAACTGCAACTGCTTCTCCAGCTTGATCAACTGAACCCGCAGAAAGTCCAATACTAACATTGCCACTATTTACTCTTAAATTATTTTGTATAGTGACATCGCCAGTAATTGTGCCACCAGAGGTGTTATATTTTGAGTTTGCTGTATCATAAGCAGAATTAGCTAAATCTAATGCGGCATTGGCAGTAGCAAAAGCAGCATTGGCTAAATCTGTTGAAGGATTAATGAAACTTAAATTTCCAGAACCATCTGTAGATAATAACTGACCTGAGCTTCCTCCGGTAATACGAACATTTGCAACTGGTCCTAGAAGTACACTTTTAGCTAAACTTGAATCTACATTAGAACGAATACTGATTGTGTTGCTTGAACCGATGATACGCATCTGTTCATTTTCTACATTCATACCACCAGCAGTAAATATTACATCATTTTCTAAAAATGTTCCAACTACTAAATCTCCACCACCCGTAACTGTATTTCCAGAAACATAGAGATAACCATCATTAGGCCCAACTAATGTAAAGTCTGGATCATTGTGGGTGCTACTTCCTATGCCGACAGAAACATAAGTATCATTTTCAGTTCCATTATCAGCAGTTGCAACTAAATCGCTAGATGCATTTCCACCAGTATTAATATTTTGTATATTAATCTGTGCATAACCATCTTCATTTGCAGATGCTTGAAAAATTGTCTGTGGTTGAAAATCGTATCCAACTGGAATACCCGCATACAACGCATTAAATCCATTTGATGCATAACCAAAGAATTGACCACTATTACCAGTAACTTGTATAGAAGTAACATTTCCAACAAAGGTTACATTTCCTAAAACACTTAAATCATTCTGTATAGTTACATTACCTGAAATCGTACCACCAGAAGAACTGAAGCGAGTATTAGAATGATCGTATGCCGATTGAGCAAAGGTGTTAACATTAGTGATACTAGTATTCTGATTGTCGTTTATTGTTTGCAGATAAACAGTATTGGCTGCTGCTGTATTTGCTGCGTTAAATGCAGCAGAAGCTATACTTAATGTTTCTGTATTCTGTTTAGTACCATCACGGAAAACAATACCACCATCATATATTTGAAAATCGCCATTTGCTCTGTAGAAAGCAAACTTATTTGCACTAGTTACGCCATTAAAATAGTCAATGTCAAAACTTGTAGCATCAAATTGCATCTGCAAATTAATAGTGTTTGCAGTTCCATTATACATCATTCTAGCGTCAGTATTTGCACCCCATGCAACATAATCATTATCGCCGGTTACTTGAACATATGTAGAAAAACTTCCTGTGGTGCCACTAATTGATCCAATCAAAAATCCATTGGTTAAGGTCAAGAAATTTGTGGCAGGATCATAACTAAGACCACCATCAGTGTAAAGAGATTCTGCTGTTGCAACAGCATTATTTGAATCAACAAAAATAGGATAATAAGTGCCGGATGATGAAATGCCTCTTACATTAGGTGTTGCTCGTGCAGTGTTTGCTGCATCATATGCTGCTGTAGCTAATGTATTAACACTAGTAATATTGGTGTTTGTTGTGGTCATCTGTGACTGTAGAGCCACGGTGTTGCCTGATGCGTTGTTTGCTTGAGCATAAGCAGCAAACGCTACCGTATCATCGCCTCCACCTCCACCACCAGACATTATATTTGTAGTAGCACCACCTCCACCCGTAGAAATATCTAAGTAAAATCCTCGGGCAGAGCCACCTTGTTCAAAAAATCTTAGTCTATTTTGATAAACATCAATTGTTACACCAGTACCATTTAGTGTAGTGTTAGATTCTGCTTTACCTAACAGAATTTCTCCGCCTTCATTACCACCAACTGTCAAGACATTTAGTTTTCCTCCTGCACCAATTAATAAATCACCATCAAATATAGCACCCGCCGTATTTGCTAATGCATTATTTGCTTTGTTGTATGATGCTTGAGTGAATGTATTAACACTAGTAATATTGGTGTTCTGAGTGTCATTAACTGCCTGTAGAGCCACAGTATTACCTGATGCGTTGTTTGCTTGAGCATAAGCAGCGAATGCTACAGTATCATCACTAATTGAATTAATCGTAACAGTTTTTGTTGTTGTGTTAGAATTAATTGTGATGTTTGAACCAGCAACCAAAGATAAAATATCTGTTGGTGTAGTTGCAATAATCAGTGAGTTGTTAGCATTAATCGTTGAAAATGTTTTTTGATTTTCAATCGCTTTAATACCAACACCATTCTTATAGAACAGTTTTCCGTCGGCGTAGTTAATCGCCACCTCACCGTAATTTAGGTCAGCTGGCGTATTCCCTGATTGTCCTGATTTTTTTAACTGTATCGTTGTATTTGACATTTATTAGAAACTTCCGCCGTCCTTGATGACTTCATCTGTAATTACAGGTTCTTCTGGTACTAAGCTGTTTTCTTGTGCAGCTTTGGCATCATCAATCTTTTTTCTTTTGGCAGGAGTTAATTTCAAATAAATGATTTGATCATTCAGTTCTCTAATAGTATGTTCATACTCAGATTTTATTTTTTCAATTTCAATTTTATGTACATCATCAATACTTTGTAACTCATCTCTTGTTTTATTCAATTCATTTCTAAAGGTATCGATATGCTGAACTTGATGCTTTACTTCTTCATATTCTTTTTTTATAATTTCATAATCAGTTAATTTTTTTCTCAAGTCATCAACTGTAATTTGAAGATGTTGCAATCTAGAATTTTCAGCAGAGATTTTATTATCTCTAAGTGAATTCAATTCTTTTTGAGAATTGGCAACAGTAACATTTAGTTCATCTACTTTTTTCTGTAAACTTTGAATGGTACTGCTGCTTCCATCTTGCAACTCTTTAATTATACCTTCAGTTACTTTCAAATTTGCTTGTAGAGATATATTCTTGATGATGCTATCTTGCATCGTCTTTGTTAATATATC